TTACGAATGAATGAGGCCATGTGCCCGCAAAGCAGTCAGCATCAGGGCGATGCTATTACGCGCCTGCGCGTCGATCGTTTCGCCCCCGGTCGGGGCTGCGATTCCCGGCTGCCGCGTTCCGACGACTTTCAGCTCGTCGATATACAGCCCGTCGCCCCGCTCGGCAGCACCCCGCCAAGCACTGCCATCATGCTGCAGTGCATGATCGCGATCCACAACCAACAGCCGCAATCCCGCCTGCGGAGCGATAAATCGCCATCCGCCGTCGGTCCATAACGCCACCGCCCCGTCATTCCCGTCCCACGCCCCCGTCGCCTCCTCAGCGACGATCCAGCATTGGCCGATCTCCGGCGCAACCGGCGGGCTGGCCAGGTCCGCGCTCTGCGCGACCCCGTGGACCAGCGCGTCGATCCGCACCAGCGCCTCATTGTGGAACATTTCCTTCTGCGCCTGCCCGGCGAACAAAAAGGGCAAGGCCCATCGCGGCGTCCCGTCCATATCCCGTCTCCCGATAAAGTCCCGCCAATGTCAGGCGGTGAAATCGATCCGCGCCGCCCGCCCGGTCGCCCGCGTGCCCACCTGCCGCACGTCCAGCACCAGCGCACGCCCGGCCACCCCGTCCGCCGCGATCATCGCCGCGTCATACTGCCATTGCGGCACCGTGCTTTCCGCCGCCCGCACCACCGCCCCGCCATCCAGCACCGTCACCGCATAGCGCTCGCTCTCCTCACCCAGCGGCACGTCGCCCCCGCTCGCCCAGCGCCACCCGTTGCGGCTGCGCCGTGTCCAGCCGAACGCCCAGCCGTCCGCCGTCGCCCGCGCGGTCAGATGCACCGGCGACGGCGGCATCACCGCGTCACCGCCGATCGTCAGCGCCGCCGCCACGGGCACCGCATCGCCGCGCCCCACCGCGCGCACCTCGACCATCGCGCCGATCTCGCCCTGCCCGCCCAGCGCCGTCAGCGGCTCGACCAGCCGATCCTCCTCGATCAACAGGAAAGCCTCGCCCGCCTCATGCCCCGCCATCGCCCATTCACTCCCACGCAGCCCCCGCCGCAACCCCCTCAGCCGATAGCGCCCAGCCCCCAGCGCCTCGACGCCTGCAAACTGGATCAACTCCCGCCCGACCAGGCACAGGTTCCGCCCCTGCGCCAACCCCGCCTCATCGGCCGGAAACATATCCATATCACCGGCCAGCAACGCCACCGTCAGCGCATGGCGCCCATCCACCAGCGTCGCGCTCCCGACCGGCAAGGCCGTCTCCGCTACGCCGATCACCGCGCGCGGCGCGCTCGGCCCGATCGGCACCGCCTCCCCCGTCCCGCTCATCACGAACAGCGCCGCGTTGCGCCACCCAGCGCCCCCACTCGCCGCCGCCACGATCAACGGCCCATCGGCCAGCCCCTCGCGGACCGGCGGCAATTCGGCGAGAACCAAGTGCGTGGCCCCATGCGGCGCATCCACCTGCCGCACGATCGCGCCGGAGGATGCCGCGCCCGGCATCACCGGCCCGGCACCCGGCACCCGGCGCAGCGCAAGCCGCACCGCCATGCCCTCCCATTCCCGCTCCTCGATCCGCCACAGTCCCGGCGCATCGTCCACGCTCACCACCGCGCCCACCGCCAGCGCCAACGCCGACCAGTCGCACCGCAGCGTCATCGTCGCCCGCCCGGCCCATCCCGCCTGCAACCGCGCCCCCGCCAAGGCCCGCGCCGCGCCCGCCTCCAGCACAGCCGGCAGTTCGACGCCGCGCTCGACCCGCCCGGGCCCCGGCCGCATCACCCGCTGCACCCCCGCCTGATAATCACGCGCGCCATCATAATGGCGCAGCGACAGCGCCACCGGCACCGTCTCGGCCGCCGCCGCCGACCGCTCGACCGCATCCATCGCCCGCCCGTTGACCCGCCGCGCCAGCATCGCCGCGTCGACATGCGCACTTGCCACACTGCCCGCCGCCGCCAGCCGCAATCCGCCCGCATCCCCCTGCAACGCCAACCCATGCACCTCGCTCAGCGCCGCAATCGCCTCACGCACATCCCCGCCGCTCGCCGCAAAGCCCGCCACCTCCGGCAGCCCCTCACCCCCAAGCGCCCCGTCGCTCAGATCGGCCGCAATCGCCCCCACCGACACCGGCCCAGCATCCGCCACCACCTCGAATGTCAGCGACGGAATCCGATTGCCATAATCGGCCAGCGCCAGATCCTCGAACAGCACATAGGCCATCCCGCGATGCGCGGGCGTCATCGCCACCCCTTGCGCCGACGCGATCAGCGGATCGACCGGCTGATCCTCGCCGCCCAGATGCACGCGAAAGGTCGACAGCTCGGTCTTGAAATCTGCCGCCGCCCCGCGCAGCAAATTGCCATCGGCCCAGATCCGCCCGATCGACCCGATCGCCCGCGCCGACAGCGCCACCGCGAAACTCGCGCTATAGCTGTAACTGGCCACGCTCGACTGCCCCTTGCCGCCGCCACTCTTGCTGCGCACTTCCTTCAGGTCGGTCGCCCAGATCACCGTCCCCGCCACCCGCATCGTCCCGAACAGGCGCGGAATTTGCGCGCCATAGGTCGATGTCTGGATCTGCAAATCGGACAGGCGCGGCCCCTCGCGCCCCTTGGGCTTGAACAGAATTTCCCGGTCGATCACATTGCCCAGCACCGCGCCGATCGCCGCCCCGATCGGGCCACCCAACGCTGTCCCCACCGCCGTCAGCACCACCGTCGCCATGATTATTTCCCTTAAAAATCCTCCCCTCGCAGGGGAGGTGGCTGGCCGCAGGCCAGACGGAGGGGTGTCACCCTATCGTTGCGCGCCCCACTCCGCCCGCCACCAGCCCATCACCGGCCAGGGCAAAGCGCCCGGCATCTCGACCACGCGCCGCAACCCCGCATGGGCATGCACGAAACCGCCCGGCACCATGATCATCAGATGCAGTTGCAACGGCCCCGGCCGCACCAGCGCCAAGTCGCCCGGCGCGCCCTGATCCACCCGGACCAGCCCCGCTTCGCCCAGCCATCGCTCGGCCAGCCCGACATCCCCGCTCCGCAACCCATAAGCGACCGGCCCAGCCCCATCCTGTCCCAGCGCCAAAACCGCCAGCCCGACACAATCCACCCCCGCTTCGCTCCGCCCATGCAGCCGGAACGGCACCCCCACCATCGCCCGCGCCGCCGCGACGATCCGTGTCGCCCCGCTCATGCGCCGGGGTAGCGCGTCAACAGGTCCATCCCTGGCAGATAAGGCTCGCCACGAAAATTGACCGCATTGCCAAAGCGCCCGGCACAGGTCGCCAACTGCCGATCACACCCCTGCGTCAGCAGCGCCAGCGTCCCCGCCTCCACCGCAAAAGCAGGCGGATCAGTCAGCGTCAAACCCGCCGCATCATTATCCGCCACCCCCTGCGTCAGCCCGGCATTGGCCCCGCCCAGCCAGCGCAGCGCGCCAAACGCATAGTCCCCCGGCACCAGCCCGCCGATCGCCACCACCGCATCGGTCACACCTGTCACGCGCACCACCCGACGCCGCCCGGCCATATCCACCCGGCACGCCCGGTCGCCCAGCCGCGCGCGGCAATCTGGCGCGGTCGATGGCACCGCCGCCGCCCCTAGCACGGCCGCCGCCCCGACCATCTCGGCGGTAAAGGCAGCTCCCTTGCGCGCCACCGCGCCCATCTCGCCCGATGCCAGCAACAGCCACAGCGCCCCCGGCACCTCCCATTGCGTCAGCCGCAATTCCAGCGCCGCCCCGTCCCAGCGCCCCGCCATCAGGTCCGCCTCGCTGATCGCCTCGCTCGTCAGCGCCCCGCCGACATCGCTATCCTCGCCATCCAGCCCGATGCCGCTGCGGATCGCCGATGGCGTCATCCCCGGCGCGGCGCGGTAGATGAGGCCGCCGATCATCAGGTCGCGATCATGGCTGGTCAGCCCGATCGTCACCCCGTCGCGCCGCGCGATCCGCCAGCAAAAGGCCAGGGTATTGAGTGGCTGGCCCAAACTCTCCCCCACGCTCATTCTCGTATCTCCACCAAAGGCACCGACGGCGCTTCCCCCGCCGCAAAGGTCGCGCGGTTGATGTCGATCCGGTCCTCGGCAAAGCGCACCGGCACATCGAAACGGAACCCGGCGGTCAGCAGCACGCCGTCCGCCGGTGCCGCGTCGAACGCGATCACCCCCAGCCCGGCATGGCTCCATCCGCTGCTCATCTCGACCCCATCGGCCGCCACCCGGATCGTCCCCGCCACCGGCCGGGTGATGATCCGCCCCTGCGCCTCCGCGCCCAGCCCATAATGGCGCATCAACTGGAAGCTGGTCCGCACCCCGTCACCCATGCCCAGCCTTTGGTCGAGCGGCCCCGGCACACTCCCCGCCGCACCGCTGCGGTCATCATAGGGATCGGCAAAGCGGAACCCCCGCGCAGCCCCCCGCCGCGCCCGAAAGAAGGCGATCAGCGTGGCAATATCCGCCTCGCTCCGCACCCCCGGCCCCGCATCGAAGGACAGCCGCGCATCCGCCCAATCGCTGCTGCGCCGCTCATGCCCCGACGGACTTTCCACGATCTGCGTCGAAAAGGTCGGCGACACGCTCGCCTCCCGCCCGATTCCCAGCGGAAAGACCACATCGTCAAAGGCTTGCATTGCATCCTCCCCATCCCGCCTAAAAAGCGTGAGACCATCGCGGCAGACCTGCGGCAGCGCCCAGATAAAGGTCGCCGCGCTCCCCCGCGCCACCGACGCCTGCGCCGCCGCCACGATCTCCCGCCATTGGCCCGCCTGTTCCGGCAACAGCACGAAGCCCGACAGATAATGCTGCTCCTCCACCGGATAGCCCAGCCGCGCCGTCGCCAGCGCCACCCCCTGCGCCGTCCGAGCGGGCCGCCCCTCGGTCACCCAGTCATAATCTTCCAGTTGCAGCACATCGAACGCGGGCGCTGCCCAGCCCAGCGGCATGTTCGCCCGCTTGGCCTCCGGCGCTTCGGGGTCCAGGATCGTCGGCAGATAGGCCAGCAAATGCGTCACCGCCCCCGGCACCGCCGCCTTCACCGCCGCGCACAGCGCCGCCGTCGACGCCGCCAGCAGCGCCCCCGCCTGATCCAGCAGCGCGCATTGGGCCGCATCCAGTTCCCCGCGCACATCGGGGATCGCTACCGGATCGCCGCCAAAGGCCGCCCGCGCCGCGTCGTCATAGAGGCATATGCGCCCATCGGCGGGCATCACCCACCACCATGGCTCGCCGACCTGAAACCGGATCGGCAATAGCGCCGCCAAGCCTATGGAAACAAAGGCCAGCGCCACCGCCTGCAAATAGCCCATCGCCCCAACATGCGCGGGCGACAGCAATGTCGATGGCGGCACCCACCCGGTCAGCGCCGGGTCGCCATTGCCCGCTCGCTGCTTCCAATCGTTCCAGCAATGCGCATCGAACAATTCATAGGATAGCGACCAGATCACATCGAAGCCCAGCCGATTCGCCTGCGCCGCAAAATCCCGGTGCCACGCCGCGCAGGGCGCATTCAGCGCGCCCCCGGTCAGGCTGACATATAGCCCGTCGTCCACGCGTTCGAGCCGGAAATAATGGCTCATGCCCACATAATGGTTGATTGCCCCGCGATAGCCCAGCGCATGGATCGCCTCGACCACCCGCTGCGGCGTCTGGTTGAAACAATCATCATAGCCCGTCGCGATTCCCAGCCCATGCTCCGGCAGCATCACATCGCCCACCACCAGCACCGACCCCGCCCCGTCGCACCGCATCCCGGTCAGTTCGGCCCAGCCCTCCTGTGCCACGGCAAAGGGCGTCGCACCTTCATCATAGTCGGGCGGCACCAGCGAGATGAACATCCGGTCGATGTCCCCCGCCCACACTGGATCGCTTTCGTCGGGCAACAGATAACCACCCTCCAGCGCGGCAAAATCCAATATGATCTCCGCATCTTCCGGCCCGCCGCTCGCATAATTCCACAAACGCACATACCAGGCGCGCGCCACCCCGCTTGCGTCCCGCCCCTCGATCGTCAGCGTCGGCCCATGCGTCTCATTCAGCCTGCGCACGCCCCCGCTGCGCCAGCGGAACCGCAACACGCAGTCGCGAAAATCGCGCGCCGTCTCAAGCGCCAGCAGCGGATGGCTCCACCCATCCACCGCGTCCCAGATCAGCCCCGCCAGATCACCCGACCCATAGAAAACCGCATCCACCCGCACGGCATCCGGCGCAGTCGTGACCACGCTCGCCATCATGGGGCGCGGAAAATTGACGGTCCAATGCGTCGGCGCGAACCGCTTGATAAAGCGCGTCTCCTGCCCCCGCCGCGCATCCGCCAGCCAATAATCAAGTTGCCCCATCAGCCCAGCGCCCCCTTCACCGCCCGCGCCACCTGCCGCGCGCTGCGCGCCAGCAAGCGCGGCTCGCTCTCGCCGCCGCGCCCATTGACCGCGATGCTCACCCGCACGTCGCGCGCACCGCCACCCTGCGCGACCACCTGGCCGCTGCTCGTCGGCACGAACATCTCCGGCCCGCGCTCGCCCACCATATAGGCCCGCCCCGGCGCCACCGGCCCGCCCGTCGCCCGCCCCGGCAGCCCCAGCGCCGCCGTCAGCAGCGACGCGCCGAGGCTCACCAGCCCGCCGCCGCTGCTCCCCCCGCCGCCGACCGCGCCGCGCACCGCGCCCGCCGCAATCTCGTCCAGCACCGACAGCGCGATCCGCCGCAAATCCTCAAACCCGAACTTACCGGTCCGCACCGCCCGCAACAGTCCCTGCTCGATCCGCCGCCCGGCCCGCTCGGCCCCCTCGCCCAACGGCCCCTCCAGCCCCGCCCGCATCGCCTCGACATCGCGGCTCAACCCCTGCCTATCCGCCCGAACCCGCACCACCAGCGTCTCGATTTCCTCGTCCACCAGCGCCTCCCGATAAAAGAAAACCTTCTCCCCAGCGGGGAGAAGGAT